GTGTCCATGACCTTTGCCTTGCCCCAAATGTTCTTACCGTCCACCTTCATCTCTTTGATGATATGGGAAACACGGTCGAGATTCAGTTGTGGGCCTTCGGGATGGCCTAGTTCGCCCATTGCGCGGTTCGCTTCTACAAACTCTTTGTTGTAGCGCATGGCTTCCTTAACAAGGACTCCGTTTGGGTACACGCGACCGTTGCGGTTTTTGATATCAGACTGCATGAAGACGCCTTCGATGAAGTACGCTTTCTTGCCATCACGCTCTTCGGTGATGATCTGAATGTCGTCTGTGTGTTCGGTTATGAGTTTCATTTGCGCTCCTGTTTACTTGCGTTTCATTGCCTTTTTACCTTCATCACACCCTCTTTGGGTTGCTGTGGTAATCATTTTCTTTGCGTCACCTATGGTCATAACATATCGTGGACCACCTGATGATCCACCCTTGAACATATCCTTGACATTCTGTATGATGTCTGACAGAATTCCTTCTCGGATATCTGTCTTTTCTATCTCTGTGCTTTCTATCTGTGCAGTAATGGTTGCCTTGTACTTGCTGATGTCTTTGCCTTGCTTGCACAGTTCGTATGCTTTATTGTACGCAGAGCGAATCATGGTCTGAAAGTCTGCTTGCGTCATGTCGATATCGGTATCATCCGATGCTTCGTCCAATATCGCTCTTAACTCTTCCACAGATTCCACCTGTTTCTTCTTTTTACCGCGAAGAATCTTGAAGTCTTGACCGTCAAGTTTACCGTTGTGATTCTTGTCCAGTTTCTTCTGATTGGCGTTCATCTCTTCCACTTCAGAGCAACCGCAGTCTTCTGCCACTTGTTCATCGCATGAGCAGTTGCAGTCACCCTTCGCTTCTGCTGTAGCGCAAGGGCCGTAAGTTACCGCTGCAATGCAACGCCGCTTGTCTTCCAAGTACACTTTGGCTTTCTGAGCAAGCAGAGCGTGAATGCTTTTCTTGGCGTCAATGATGTTTTCGTCAAGAATCTGAGATAGTACTGTTTCTGATGTAAGCATGGATGACCTCTATTAGAATGTGCCTGCGTCGATTGTTTTGTTGGTCAGGGTTTCAGTACCCGCAAGTGTAGCCAGAGTACCTGTGGTCGGCAGAGTGACATTGGTTGTGCCTGTTTGAGTAAGTGTCAGGGCAAATGCACCTGATGTGGTCAAGTTTCCACCAAGTGTAATGGTACTTGAACCGTTGTTTACTCCTGTACCGCCGTAGGTTCCAGTAATGACTGAACCGTTCCAAGTACCGCTAGTAACTGTTCCAACGGTTGTGATGGAAGACAGGTTGCCTGTGGTAATGAAAGTACCTGTAGTATTTGGAAGAGTTAGCGTTCCACCTGCACTTGCGGTGGACACTACAGTTACTGTTCCGCTTGTTGATCCTGCAAATGTTGCTCCGCCTCCTCCAATTGCAGGTGTGGTCAGATTTGGAGAAGTCAGAGTCTTATTTGTAAGAGTTTCTGATAGAGCAAGAGTTGCTAGTGTACTTGTACTGGTTGGCAGCGTGACGGTCGCTGCACCAGAGTTTGTCAGAATGCTTGCAATGGTTGGAGTGGTCAGAGTCTTATTGGTGAAAGTTTCTGATCCTGCCAGTGTTGCAAGTGTACCTGTAGTTGGCAGGGTGACATTGGTTGTGCCTGTTTGAGTAAGCGTTAGAGCAAATGCACCCGAGGTTGTCAGATTTCCACCAAGCGTAATGGTACTTGAACCGTTGTTTACACCTGTACCACCGTAGGTTCCACCGATAACACTTCCATTCCATGTTCCAGTTGTAATGGTTCCTACTGTAGTGATGTTTGTGGTATTTCCACCAGCACCATACATCAGCAGCGTACCTGAAACATCTGGAACAGTTACTGTGCGAACAGCAGTTGCTGTTGCGAAAGACAAGTCGTGATATGATGCTTCGCTGCCAGAGTTTGAATACGATCTGAGCGCACTTCCAATGTCTAGATTTCCTCTACCGCCAGTAGAACCAGTAGAATACACTCCGCTAGTATTTGTTGCATCGTTCCACAGAGCAAATGCTGTTCTGCTGTCGTCCCAACCAAAAAATCCTAGTTTTGCACTAGTTCCGTTGTGCCATCTGAAGTCTATACCGCGATCTAAATTATCGTCGCTCGAAGGTGCAGTATCTCCTCCAAGAGTAAATACTGGATCGTCAATCGTTACAGTTGTGCTATTTACTGTGGTGGTTGTGCCGTTAACTATAAGGTTTCCAGTTACCGTCAGGACTCCACCGATGGTGACATTGTTTGGCAGGCCAACCGTAATGGTTGTACCGCTTACAGAGGTTTCGACTTCATTTGCAGTACCTGAAACCGTAATGGTGCCGCTTGAAGTGATTGCGGTGCCTGTGCCAGAGTCTGCGGCAGGAGTAATACTGGTAACTGTACCACCGGCAAGACTACTAGCAATGGTTACTGTATCGGTAGTTGCATTGGTTGTAATTGTGATACCAGAGCCAGCAGCAAGAGTCAAAGTATCACCTGATATACTGGTGTCCGCAACCACATCGCTTTGACCGCTTACTGAAATGGTCTTAAAGTACGCCAGATTGTCTACTGCATCGGTGTAGTACTTACCGCCAACCGCAATAACATTTGTACCAGCACTACTGTTCTGAATGCCCAAATATACCTTGTTGGACGCACCGTTGTTGCTGCTATCCATCGTGGTAGCAAGTTCTCCGATCACTAGATCGGTTACTGCAACTGGAGCAGTTGTGCCTGTGCTGCGCTTAATCTTAATGGTATTCGTGGTGGGCATTTCTTTCTCCTGTTAGAACCATACAACTCGTGATTCGAGTGCCTGTTGTCGTATCGTAATCCTATTTATGGACCTAACAATCACAACAGGAGTTCTGGCTACTGTTACGCGCACACGATACCTCATCGTATCGCTCCTGATTCCACAACAAATCGTCCACGCACCAGTTTAAGTGGGTCTAGTGCGTTCACCAGTTTAATCTCGTAGAAGTATTTGCCAGGAGGAACAGCAGACATGGTATCTGCTTCCACTTCTAGCAGAATATTACCTGTTATTCCCCCGTATGTAAGGGTGAATCCACCATCGTATCCTGTTACACCTTCAACCGTAACATCCGAGTCATCCACTTCCAATACCACTTCAGTATTGATTTCTTCGGTGGATCGGCGCACTTGCATTAGGGCATGGGTGTATCCTGATGCACCTGTTAGATTAACGCCAGTTTCATTGGAGTCTTCGTATAGAAACTCTATCTCCAGTTTGGCTCCCTGTTCGGTGTAGATGTCGTAGATTGGAGTTGGCATCTTTACGCCTTGGGTTTGGGTGCGGGTTTAGCAGCAGGAGGTTTTGGTTTAGCGCCTGGAACTGCTGGCGCAGCAGGAACCACGGGTGGTGGATTCTTGTCTATTTCTATAGGGTCGAATATAGCATTAATCTGCTCAGGTGTTAGTGTTGGGAATGCGGCGTCTACTAGAGCCTTACCAACATCCTTTGGAAGCAGTCCCATCTTAACATTGGTAACAATGGTAAGCAGACTTTCTACCTGTGCGCCATTCAGAGCAGTATCCTGTACTGCTGTAGCGCCAGCAGCACCTACATTACCAGTTACAGCGCCTCCATCAGCAGGAACCTGTGCATTTGGATCGTTTGGTGTAGCACTCATGGCTGGGTCTTTCTCAGAACCAATGGTGTGTAGTCCACCGTCCATGTGGCGGGTAATGTCATCGGGTGCTTGATCGTATCCTGCACCGTATGCCTTAGCACCACCAAGAGCCTTGATAAGGTCTGGACGCGGTTCTGGCTTGATACCTGCTGCCTTCTCGGTTTCAATCTCTTTATCCATGGCAGCAATTTCTGATGGATTCTGCTGCAAGATGTTTCTGCGAATGTATCCGAGCGAGTAGTACTTGCCAATATACTTGTCAATGGTTTCAAGAGCGTCAATACGAGTCTTGATTTGCTGAGTGTCGCGCTCGCCGCTAATGATGCCTTCTTTCTTCTCGGCAGTCACTTGTGAATCCAATTCTGCAACCAACTCTTCAGGTTGCATAAGGATATGCTTGCGTATCCACGCAGTAGAGAAGTATCTGCCAACATAAGCGTCTACGCTTGTCAGCAACTCCAATCTGCTCTTCATAATCTCTGCGTTCTTGAGTTCTGTGAAGTGAGAATCGCGCAGATAGTCCAAGTGAATCTTGAACTCTATGTCAGGCCATTCTTCGGGACGAATGATTTTCTTGAGCAGCAACTGTCTACGCAGAATCTGCAAGAATAGACCGTTAAACTTGCTGCGTAGTTTGCTTACAAACTTGGAGAACTTTAGTTCGTCGCGGGTGATTTCGCTTGATCTGCCCAGATTGAATCCGTTGTTTGATTCAAGTCTAGAAATGGGGACATTCAGCGATCTGTAGAGTTTCTTCTTGAAGTACTCCACATCCTGCATCTCGCTAAGATTCTGTCCGCCTGGTAGAGTTTGAATCTCTGTGCCTTTTCCGCCTTCGCGTCTGGGCAACCAGTAGTCTTCAAGCATACTCATGTGACGCTTTTCATCTCTGAGTTCGCCTGTGTTTGCATCGTAAACAAGTTTGTTACGATACTTGTTCATCAGGCTTCTCATGTACTCTTCTGCCTTCATTTTGGGCAGAGAACCAATGTCGATGTAGAATATTCTACGCTCAGGTGCGCGAGAGATGCGGTAGATTACTACCGCGTCTTCAATCATACGCAACTGGTTCAGCGGTTTAATTGCCTTGTGCAAGTAACTGATGATTAGTTTCTTGTTGGGATCAAACAGTCCCGAGTTAATGTACGCGATTGATTCGGTGCTGATCTTTACTGCTTGACCGCTGCTGCCACCCATGCCTGGTTTAGCGGTATCAGGGGTAAACAGGAAGTACTCTTGAACCTCACCCACAAGATCAATGTTGGTGCCTGGTTGCTTTTCCTTCTTTACCTCTTGAACCTTACGGATGGTCAGAGGATCAACAAATCTGAGTTCTTGAATTCCCTTGCTTTGCTGTTGAGGATCAACAATCATGTGGAAGTAGATGCGGCCGTCCACATACCACTTTCTAAAGATTTCGTATCCTCTGTCGTTGAAGTCTAGCATTCGTAGAATCTTGTCAAACTCTTCTCGAATGGCGCCCTTCACTTTGTCTGGCATTTCAACATCGTCAAGCACGATGCGAACTGTGGGTGTTCCTTCTTCAGTAACAATGGCTTCGTTAATGATATCATCCACGGCGCTTTCTATTTCGCCATGGTTAATCATGCCTCTGTACTGTATGATTTGGCTATTATCGTCCCGTATTTGACCGTCTAGGTCAAGTGTGGATGCGTAAAAGCCTGACGGTGCAATTTCTAAAGACGCGGTTCCATCATCGGTAGGGGCGACAACAGATTTTAGTCTGTTGCCGCCCCCGCTGTCCGATTCACCGTTATCTTTGCGCCGTCTTCCGAGTGGAAAGCCAAACAGATCGCTCAAAGCCATAATTTAATCCTCTCACCTTTTGATGACTACTATTAGGTAGTCGTGATCTCTGCTGCCTCGCCGTCACGGACGCTTGGATTCTGTGGAGTTTCAACCATCCACCACGAGTATGCCCATTGAATCTCGAACTCTTCGATAGCGTCGTTGCTGTCGGCTGCGAGGTCGATTGCTGCCACCTGTGAAGGCCAAGCGTGCTTGAACTTGTAAGTACGCAAGCCCTTGCCGTCAAGGTGGTGGAGTTGGGTAACTGTGATGTCTGTACTGTACAGAGTGATATCAGTTTCTCCAATGTTTCCTTCGTGCGAGTGGATGGCATTTTGCCATGCTTCCATTGCACGACGAACCTTGAAGTCGGTATCGTTGATTACTGTGGTGTTCCATGTTTCTTCAAACTGGCGAACACCCGCAACATAGATGTTGCGTCCGCGATACGGAACAGCAATCTTGGTTACTTCTGACATTGGAAGCGATGCTGCCTTGCACAAGTATGTGATCTTTGAGAGTTCCTGTGTGCCACCGATCTTTGGTTGGCTACCACAGAAAACCTCGAAGATGTTTGGACGAGCGCCGCCGCCCTTTAGATTTGCTGCGAAATCAGTTACTTTGATTGCCATTGCTTTCTCCTTTTACGATTGATTAGTTCTGAATTCTTCCGACGCCACCTGCAACCTCTGAGAAGTCAACACCTGTGCGTGTTGCTACGAAGTTGAGGGTCATAAAGTTAATCGAGCGTGCAGGCTTGATGAAGATGTCTGCAACGAAGCGATTGCTGTCGATGACCTCGGGGGTGTTGTTGGAAATATCGCAGATAACCTTGAAGTCAAAGATACCTCTGCGTCCCTGAACATCACGGAGGAACGGTTCAACCAGAGACACAAACGAAGCGCGTGTGAACTCGTCATTGAACTCGAACAACTGGAACTTGGAAGCAGTTGCGATTGCCTTCTCAAGCACGATGAACAGACGGCGCACATTGATGCGGTCGAATGCACTTGGCTTGGCGAGAGCAGTCTTGTCTCCGAAGAGTACGACGCCTTGGCCAGGGAAGGACACAATTGGGTTGATTCCTGCTTGATACAGTTCGTCACGCTGTGTCTTGTTGGGATTGAATGCCAACTTGACTACGCGATTGATCTGTCCACGGTTCAATCCTGCTGGCGAGTACCACGGATCGCGGTCAGAGTCAGTTCTTGCACACAGTCCTGCAATGTCACCGTTCAGAGGAATCCAACGGTAAACATCGTTGTACGGATCGTATTGCTTCTTCCAACCGCTATCCAGTACTGCGTATGATGTTGACTTGTTGAAGCCATTGTTTCCGTTGATTGCTCCAACCGTGCAAACAGTCTTGTTTCTCCAATCAAGAAGAGCAGAGAGAATGTCTGCACCTGTTCCTGCGTCCATGATTCCACCGTAAGGAGGAGACACAAACACAACACAGTCCTTTCTCTTTTCTGCAATATCTTCGATCAGATATTTGGCGAGATCGGTGTGAACTGCTGGTTCTGCATCGTCGTTTGCCGCTCCGATTGGAGCGCCAAGAATGACTAGAGAGATATCAATTTGCTCGGCGTCAAGGAACAGTCCGTATCCACGAGTACCGTCTGCATTGTAGAAATCTCCCAAATCTGGCGTTTCATCGCTTCCACCTGTGAGTCTGAACGCTCCACCTGTGGTGCCAACGCTAACTTGTGTTATTGTTGTGGAGGTTGTTACGGTATCCAACGCAGTACCGTTTGGTGCCTCAAACAGGTTTCCAAGATAGATGAACTCTGAACTTGTGTTGACAGCGGAGAGCAAGTTGTTGCTTGAACCGTCTGGCTTCTTTGCGCCAGGATATACCGAGTATCCCTCGTACACTTCCAGTACGCTGTTGGGAATACCAGAGATTTCACCTGTGCGGTCAATCACGACGAGGTTGATTTCGTCATTGAACTTTGTCAGATTTTCAAATGCCCATTGAGAACCACCTGTGACTTGTTCCCTACCTAGACCTTCTGCTGTGTTTGGTGCGCGATTGAAGATGTCCTTGAAGCGCAGACCTGTATCTGTGTAGATTTTTGTGCCAGTGATGGTGTGATCGTCTACATCGTTGTACCAGTACACACCAATGGCGTTTCCAAGAGGTCCTGGGTAACGAGCAGCAACAGCAACAGAACCTTGAACTGTTCCAATATCGTCGTCCCATTGCTTTGTGTTCTTGATCTGTTCGCCTGTAATCGCAGTACCTGTTTCGTCTACTGCTGCGTTCCACGAATCAGTTGCGACAACACGAACACACTTCAGATTTCTGCCGTATGACAGGAAGTTTGCAGCAGCAAACCAACCTTCTGCGTTGTCGTTGTTTGGCTTTCCGAAAATGGTCTTGAGTTCGTTTTCGCTGCTGATGGTTACTGGTTCATCGGCAGGACCCCACGCAAATCTTCCTGCAAACGCGCCGGCAGATGCGGCAACAGCAGGAATGATGTTTGTAAAGTCAAACTCCTTGATTTCTACGCCTGGACTGAGTTGGAATCCCATGTTTATCTCCTTTAAGGAACTAGTGCCTTGCTTGTTCGTAAGAACTGCGGTCAGTTGATTGCGTTCGACAGTATTTATGCCTACTCTGTTTTACAGATAGGCATTCACAATCACCAAACGGAGTCTTCCTCATCAGGAGGGGTTATTCCGTCATCAATCATTCCAAAAGGAGTCAGATCGTCCTCAATGCGTTTGATCTGCTCTTCATAGATGAGTCTACGGATATCTAGGTTTGTGAAATCTTTGAAGTACGGTTGCGATGTCATCCAGGCAAACAGCACAAGCGTCATTACCAAATCGTCGTGATAGCCAGGTTCTGCTTCAAAGGTGTCGCCTTTGGAAACAAAGGTGGACAGTTCGCTTATGATGTCAAAGTCTTCTGCCAGAAGTTTGTTCTCTTCAAGCAAAGATTTCAGCACAGAACACCCCACCTTTTTCACAGGAGCGGTTGTTTTAACACCATATTGGCGTTTGCCAACTCCAAAGTTAGACAGTACCTGACCACCTCTGCCCTTAACGGTGGTTGTAAGCAGGTTCTCGCACTCTAAGTCTTCGTGCAGGATGGTTGCAACTTGCTCTCCAATATCGTTTAATTCCACCAAAACGCTGGCATTGTTGTAGTCCTTGGCAATCTTGTCTATCATGGTTGGAAGGATCAGGTGGGACATGGTGTTGTTGCGAAACTTTGCAACCAATCTGTACGGTGTCTGACTTACATCCATTACTGTTGCCGCGTGGTAATCAGAACCTCCGCCGCGAGAAGTATCTACCACTACTGCGTAAATGTGGTCAGGTTTAGCGCCTTCGTAGACATCCATTCCGTCTAGAGTCTTTTGGATTGGTTTTTTCCACGCCATCGTTTTGAGTTTCTTTGCGTCCACAAGAGTGTGCAACGATCCGATGAACTCACACTCAAACTCTACGCGGAACTGGTCTTCGCTGGTATTGGCGATGGTTTGCGACTTCCACTTGGCATCGCGTCCAGGCACATCGCTCCAATGAATCTCAATCGGAACATACGCATTGGTCTTTTCCTTTGCTCCTATCCATAAGCGATAGAACAGATTCAAGCCTTTGGGAGTGGATACAATCAGAACCTTTGAGGTTTTACCGCTTGCGATGGTGGGATACACGGAACTAAAGAAGTCTTCTGCCAGTTCGTGAGGAACATAAGCAAACTCGTCAAGAATGATGAGATTGAAAGAGCCACCACGAACAGCACTAGACGAGGTTGCACTTGCGAGAATTTTGGAACCGTTTTCCAGTTCAATAGAACCCTTGTTCCAACTTACAATGCCTTGCTGCAACCATTTCGGAAGATACTCGTATGCAGTTTTCAGTCGTCCAAGTAGTTCTCTGGCAGTCTGTAGTTTGTTTGCGAGCAGAGCAACATTAACAGACGGATTAAACAGAATGTACCATAGAGCATACGATAGAACCGTGGTTGACTTACCGCTCTGACGAGGGTACTTGCAGATTACAAATCGGTTTGCGTGTACGGTTTTGAGAAGTTCTTGTTGAAACTCCCACGGATGAAACTGCTGCAAGCCTTTGTCTAGGGTAACGATTCGCACATACTTGGAAATGAAATACAGCGGGTCTGTGCTGCATTTCATGTACTCCTCTACCTGTTCGGGAGTAAACTGAATGGCGGTATTTGCCGCCTTCAGATTTGCATTACCAAGATACGAGTCGTCTTGTCGCAGAGTCATGTTTAGTCGCTTTGGTCTTCAAGCCTTTTTGCTTGCTCTTCTCTTTGCAGTCTCAGGTACTCTTGCAAGTCCTTTGTACTGCCAAGATAGATGGCATTATTTGTTATGGTTTGTGCGCTTTGCTTTTCGTGCGCTGCTATGTGTCTAATGTCTTTCACCCGCTTGTGCAGGTCGATCAGGTTGTTGTTTGCATCTGCAATCTGACGCATGATGATGGCAGCAACCTCATATGCTCGGGGAGACTCACCTTCGCTGGCAACTTGCATGATGCCGTCTAGTGCTGACTTGCCCACATCAATGAGTTCTTTCAGATTTTTACGAACCTCCGCAAAGTCGTTTGCTGCGTGTGGGTCTTCTTGAGCAAGCGGATGCTGCCCTTCGGGAATCCGTACGGCAATCGCCTTTGTCTCTTTCTTGGGCTCCACGGGAACTACGGAGTTTTCTATACCAAGAACCTCTGCTAGTTTTTCATTTACTGGTTTGTCTTGCATCTCTCACCTCATTCTGCTTGCCATGTAGGATCAATGTCCCCGAACAGTTCAACATCTGTCCAAACATCGTATGAGGACCCAGTAACGGATAGTGGTGCATTTGGTCCTGTAGTTCCTTCCTCAACCGCTCTGTCCCATACTCTCAAGAAATCTCTTGTCTCTGCTCTTGACTTTGCTGCATCTGCAAACTCGTGATATCCAGTTTGAGTTTCAAGAACAATCTTAGCGTCTTTGATTGGTCCTATGATATAGCCTTTCACTTCAAATGTAAGCGTGTACATCATGGTGCGAAGACTGTCAAGAGAACCTTCGTATTCGTCTTCCCATGAAACCGAACTCAAGGTAACAGGCAAGTCAATCTTCTTGTCTATGTCTGTGAAGTTTATGCTTACGGTATACGATGGAGTAAAGTACGGGAGTATTTGCTCTACGATTCGCAAGCCGTTGTCCATAGTATCTGGCATGATATACAACTCGAAAGTAAAGTTGTACGGCACCTCTGCGAATCTGAAGTCAACCTTTTTGGTTACACTATCTGCGTTGGCCGAACCAACCTTTTTGGTCATGGTGATTCGTTTTCTAGTGTTGTCGTATTGCCAGTTTGTCAGAGCAAACCCAAGTCTAGGTAGTGTCAGTTGAACTGCACTGCCTGTTTCCATTCTGCTTTCTGCGATTCTTCGTAACCATTTCTGCTTGGGAGAGTATGTGAGAGGCAGTCTAGTAGGATCGGCATTCACATCGGGACTACCGATATAGATGTTGTTAAACAGAGAACCGAAAGCAACAACTGTCTTTCGTACACATTGATGATAGAATGGATTATCTCCGCTAAACATGGATTACTCGCTGAATGGATTGTTCTCTGTAAAGTCAACAATACGATCAAGTTCAATATCGAATTCTGGATTCTGAGTCACCGTAGAGTCTGTAGGACCAACAGAAACTCCAGTTGTGGTCTGTGATGAGTATGCCCAAGACGCTCCCGAGTCTGCACCAACTATAGGAGTTGGACTTGCTGTAAATACGCCAATCACCTTTTCCAATCGCAGTACTGCAAGAGTTAGACCTGATGGTGGTGTCCACTTTAGCACTCTTGCGGTAGCAGAACCCTGCGTCACCTTCTCTCCGATGGCATAGGTTCCTGATCCAGTTACAAGAGTGACATCCAAGGCAAATTCGGTGTATCCTTGTTCCACTCCTGCACCTGCTGTGTCGATTTCGGTGTTGTCTGTCTCGAAAGAATCGCCAGCGTTTACTGCAAGTTCGCAAGTCAGAGTGTAGATGTAGTTTTTGCCAAACTGATAGAAGGGGTTTTCGTGTTCGACAAACTTGATTTCAAACAGACCCTTAGACATCGGGAAGTAGATCAAATCTCCTTCGCGTGGCCTTTCTGCATTGTTGGTCGGTGGTTCTCCGCCAGTGATACCGCTAAACTCTTGCTTCCATCTAGTTTTGCTTACCACGACTTTCATGCTATCGCGCACTTCTAGTCCAAACTTAGAGATGAAATCTCCGTCACCTTCAAAACCATCTACCGATTGAATGTACATCTCTATTGGTTTACCAATCTTATAGACCGATGGTAAACTGTCTTCTCCGAATACCAAATCAATTTCGGGCGACTCTCTGAACAGATACACCAACTCGTGACCGTGCATCTTGATGGTTTCCACCACCAAGTCATCTACGAGATTCTGCTCGCTCCGTTCGTATTTGGTGAAGTACGGATTTAGTGCCATTTATCCCACCAAGAAGTCAGGAGGAAGTTCAAACGAAGCACGCATTTCTGTTTCTAGTTTTTCAGATTCTGCTTTTGCTTCCTCGTAAATTGCTTTACCGTCAAATGTAACACCACCAGGCAATTGAATTCCGCTGTACTTGGACAGATTCTGTCCCCATTGCATTTTGACGAGTGCAGTTGCGTACTTCTTTAAGAAGTGATTGTCGTAGATGTCAGGATAGTCTGCGGGATTTACTTGCGACCAAACCTCGAATATTATGTTGGTGCCTACTGGAAAGTCAACATCCCACTCTGCGTCAATAAACAACTGGTTGGTGATTCTGTTCCAACGCAGTTGTTTTTCTGGCTCTAGTAGAAGTTGTATCAGAGCAAGTCTTTGCTGAACTATGGTCCAGTCGGTTAAATCCATACCAATCAAACCACCCGCGTCTTGTAGTGTGATTTGGAATCGCGTACCAAACACATTGTCTGTGCTTGTGCCAGATTCTCCACCAACAGGGTACATATTCACAATGGACAGAATGTTTGGATTGGAGATATTGATGTATCCCTGATCCATGTCAGTCTGTGTGATGGTGTACGGAAGGTATATCTTCTCTACCCCGTCAAAGTGATACTCTCCCAAAAACTGAATAGCGTCGTCAATACGATCTTCTACCTGAGCGTCGTCTACATTTATCTCTATGACGGGCGCACCCAGTTTGCGGTAGATGTAGTCTTTGAGTTTCTTCCGAGAATTGACTGTTGGCATGGCATATCTCCCTGAGTATGTATAGTTCGATTGTCATGCCAAATGGCATTACTTAGAGAACATGAACCGCACAGACGCCATCTCTCTCAGAGTGAATGCAAGACCTGCCTGATCTGCTTCCTCAGAAGTGATCGGAGCAAAGTTCAATTCTGCGGCAGTCTCGTTCAAATACTGAAGAAAGGCCTTGTTTAGTTCTTCCGCTGACTTGTCGGTTTGTCCGCTGAGTGTGTCTCGGAACCTATCAATAGCGACAAGGTGCGGATTTAGTTGCTCTACGATATCTACTAGTTTGATTGCCAATTTCGCTGAAAATGGCTTCTGCGATAGTGCATCTAGTGCGGGCGCGGCCTGGAACATCTGTGCATAGTTTACTTTCATGGTAATCCTTTCAGTTCACGATTTGGGATACTTACGCTTGGTATTTAGTCTGCGAGATTGAATGTCCTGTACTGCGTTGGTGTCTTTGCCTTCTATAAGCATTTCCCATAACGCAACCACCAGTTCGTCTATTTTTGGATACTCTTGTTTTCGCTTATCCGCATAAGACTTGGTTACAGACTCCAGTATCGAATCTATCTCTTTGCTTTCATCTGCTATGCTTTTGGCTATTTCTTGTATGCCTTGCAGATTCTGTATGTACCTGTCTAGTTGAGGACACGGATGCTCTGCACGAAGGTTTCGTATACCGTTGTGCTGAAAGTGGTATCCGCTTCCAGTTTTAGAATCTACTGTATAGCGAACAGAGCGTATTCCTGTTGGCAGGGTATACGATGGATCGTAGGCAAGCAATGCTGCCAGCGGTACTTCGGTATCGTTGATTGCAATTACACCGTCAATGCGGTGAACAAATGACTTGTGTTGCATTAGTCAGAATCGTTCCAACGAGAAGTTATTCCACCTAGAGCGTGGTTTTTGATAGAAGGGCCCTTCTTTACGATCTTGAGATCGCCTGCTGCATTGGCGTATACCGTTCCTTTTGGAAGAGTATATGATGCAGTAATAGACCATGTTCCAGTACCTGTAGAGAAAGTCCATCTTCGCATGGTTACGCCACCTACACCGCCAGCAACATCCGCTGCTTCTGTGCTTACTCCTCCTAGCGGATCAGGAATAGCACTAGTTGTAGTATTCTCAAAGCATTGGTATACATGAGTGCCGTCGGCAGCAACACCGCTTGCGGCCGAATCTGTATCTGCTTCCATGCCTGGAATGAACGGCATAGACAAGAATCCGCGAATGAAGGTATCACCTGACGCTGCTCTAATGGTAAACACAGGAGCGTTTGCAAACACTTGATTCTTGTAGTTGTCTGTTCCGATACTTCCAGTATCAAATCCAAATGCTGTGTTTCTTCCGCTTAGTCCGCGAGATATGTCGTCTAGACTTCCTGTAACTCCACCGTAGAAAGCAGAATCAATCTCTCCATTTTCTACAAACACCGCAAACTCGTCGTTGTTTGTGTCTCCTGTCTTAACTTTGATTCCACCTGAATCGGGATGCTTGCTTAGGAATGCTGCTACAAATGAGCCTGGATTTGCTGCACCGTGATTGCCGCTATTCATGTTTGCAACTGCGGGCAAGAATCCAAATCTACCGTTGAATGAAGGATTATCAATGTCTAATCCATTGATCGTATCGCGGTACTTGTAAGAGTTAGTGTTTCCGTCTGTACCAGTAAGAACCGTATGTTCTCCTGCCTTTGGAACTGGTCCAAACAAGCGAGCAAATCGCAGACCAACTGGACTTGTATTGCTGAAATAGCCATCACCTTCCAAGTAATCAACACCTACTGGTTCTCCGTCTTCAACTAGAAGACCAGATGGCAGAAGTCGATTTCCAGTACCAACACCCATCTTCACCGTAGGCCAAGATTGATTTGAGCCTGATCCTAGAGTCCATCCAGTTCCGCTCCACACCATTTGATCGCCGTGAGCGCGAACAAGAGTAAGTAGTGGTTGATCTCCAGTTAGACCTCCTGTTACCGAGTCTACACCTTCTACTACTTGGAAGGCTTCAATTTCTCCACCAGTACTGTTGGAGTCCACTCTGATTTTTATTCCAGTTGGACTACTGATTTCTGTGGTTGTTGCTAGACTGATGGTGTTATCCGAGATGGTGATACCATTGCCTGCTGTTATGCAGTCTTCCAGTTGCACCATATACGATGCGCGAGAAACCGTATCTACTGCCAAGAATCTTCCGCTGCTACCCTTCAGTCTTCCAAGAACAGTAGTATCTGTTGGAGCGTCAGCACTTACTGGAGTAAAGAACAGAAGATTATCTGTAGTTTCTCCTCTTGGAGTGCCAGATGGAACTTTATAGAATGCAAGTCTACCAAGTACCGATCCTGCATCTCCGCCAGCATTACCCCATACTTTCAAGTCTCCAACCACTTCAAGATTTCTGCTTGGTATTGATGAGGTTCCAAGATTAATACCGAGTCGAATATCGTTTGCTTTAAACTGACCCGAAGTATCTGTTGCCGCAGCAAGAACCATTCCTAGTTGCGCTGCACTTTCCCATACAGTTGTTTCAGTCTGATCCTTTAGAGAAACGCTAAACTCCAGTTTGCCTTGCTTGGTAAAGGCAAACATATCCGTTACTAGTGGTTTGAAATTGACAAATGCACCACCGCTACCTGATTGTGCGTCGAAGCGCAGCAACTCTCCGCTAACGGCATCCGCCGCGCTGATTATACTGCCTGGGATAGGAATACGAATTGCGCTATTTGCCATCTTTGCTCCTTACCTTATGTATGCCTTTACATGGAACCCACATCAGGAATCCAATTCAGCGGATCTAGTCTGATCTGCTCCAGTATTGCATCGAATGCAACCTGACCACCGAATGCAGTAACCTCGTTCCACTCTGCTGCGTATGTGCGTGTTTCTGCGTACTGCTTTGCTGCCTTTGCGTAGTGCAGAGCAAACTTAGACCAAGCAACCTTCAGGAATCTGTGAAGACTTGGAGAATACCAACCAACACCTGCAAGTCTTCCAGTTGAACTAGACACTCCTCCTGCTGCGGGGTCTGCACCGTCCAAGAGATACGCCTTGATAAACATTCTGTGTCCGTTGCGAGTGTTATAGATTTGCTGTCTAGAAGCAACCAACCACTTCTGACCTGTATTTGGATTGGTAGTGAATGAGTTTAGCCATCCAGTAATGGAAGCGTTGCTCATACCAAGTCTGTCTATTTCTGCCTTAACTTCGATTGGATGGTTGTCTATCACATTCCACCATCTTGCTATGCGAGAACCTACTGGTACATCGGTGTCGTTTCTCTTTAGGCGAATCAGTACACCGTTTGCGTCTGTGTTTGTGCCTGTGATTTCAACTGGGAAGTGGTCAATGTTCCATTGTGTCAGGTCTGGATTAATGTCTGTTGTAGAGTTCCACCATGCGTTTCCACCACCGCTTGGTCCGGGCCATGCAGGACTGATGGTTTCCGATACCTGTGCAGTTGCCAACTGAGTGCTGTAGGTGGGCGCCCACCAGAAAACAACGCCATCTCCGTTGTTCTGTAGTACTGGATCAAGTTGAGTGCGGCAGAAGTCTTCAATACCCATGTACACATCCCAACATCTCCAATCGCCTTCGTAGCAAGAGCCAGGTGTGGTTCCTGTTACGCCGCTTGGAGAAGTTGATTCTGTAGTGGTTCCACGGCAAGACGGATTACACATGGTCGTGTAGTGCCAGCCAGAATACTCAGCGCCCCATGAGATGATATGACCTGCTCCGTAGAACATTGGTCCGACTGCGGGATACGAAGGAACAGGATACAGTTTGCTGAGTTTAACCTTGTCGTGGTTGTTTCTTTCCCATGCTGTCTGAATGGTACTTGCACCGTTCCATGGCGTTCCACCGCGTCCACCCCGTGCAAAGAATGGAGAGTAGTACGGTGCAGATG